TCCATTTTCCGCTTGACGAACCCCCTCCCGATATGATAATATACTGGAGTACGATATAAAGCCGTGGAGAGGTGTCCGAGCGGTTTAAGGAGCCGGTCTTGAAAACCGGTGACTCATCAGAGCCATGGGTTCGAATCCCATCCTCTCCGCCAACACCTCCGACAGTAATTCGTAGCCCTTGGAGATGTACCCAAGTGGTGAAGGGGCTCCCCTGCTAAGGGAGTAGGGTGCGAAAGTGCCGCGAGGGTTCAAATCCCTCCATCTCCGCCACAAGAAAAGCCCAGTTTCAAGCGAAAACTGGGCTTTTTCTTTTTCCTTGTAACTCACAAAATAACTCACTTTTATTCCTGCGTAGCCAAAATACCGCCGAAAACATCATCAAGAGCGCTCGTTATCTGCTTTTCCATTCCGGCAACAGCGTGCCCGTAAACCCCGAATGTATCCATGCTCTTGGAATGCCCGACCAGCTGCTTTACCCAACCCTCCGGCAGCGCTTGTGCCATTGAGACAAATGTGTGCCGCAGCTCATAAGGCGTTGTCTGTGGGATATCATTTGCTTCACAATACCTTTTCCAGCTTCTGCGGTAGTGCTCTCCCCTCTTTACATCAAAGAGATACAGCCCGTTTGATTGGGCGAGCTGGTTCTTCAAAACCTCCTTGCCCATCTCGCCGACGAAAACGGCGCGTACAGCGTTTTCGTTTTTGCCTGTAGTGATTTCGTCGTATTCGTTTATGGAGCGTCTGACGATGATTTTCCCCGTTTCCAAATCAATATCATTGCGCATCAAGCCGCGCAGCTCTCCGGGGCGCAGACCGGTAAGGACTTCAAGGCGGTAAGCATTCACCAACGGGTCGACTATGCGCTTATTATAAAGCGTTGTCGTATCTTCGGCAAAAAGTTTAATGACATGCTCCGGCTGCAAGATGTTCTTCCTGCTTGCCCTCGCGCTTTTGGGGATAGCTATATCCTCCGGAGTGTAATTGCTCACTTTCGCTTTGCGGAGATATTTGCAGAAAGAGGTAAGATCTGCTTTTATGTTGTTGAGGGTCTTTTTGGATAGCTGCCCCTCTTGATACGCATGGTCAACCACGCGCTGCAGCACGGCGTCTGAAAGTGCAGATGCTTTCATGTGCCCGATCTGCGGGTCTATCCACTTCCGCCACCGTGCGTCGACTGGACGCCAGTTACTTATTGTTGTATGCGTTTTCAGCTGCTCCATATAGCTTTCGTGCAGCTCTGACAGGCGCAGCTTGGTTCCACTGATGCCAGAGGACAACCATTCATCAGCCTTGCGATTTGCTTCCCGCTGCCCTTCCCTTCCCGGCCGACTGCTTGTAAATGTTTTTCTTACGCCATCTTTCTGGACGGCGATCTGCCAGCGGTTCTGTTTATCAAGCCACTTTGCCGTATTTGTCCTTTCTTTCATTTTTCCCCTCCTGATAGACAACCGCCCTCGTTGCCGGGGGCGGTATTTATTAACCAATTATATCTATGTTTCCGACCTGGAGCTTTGCGCACTCCCCGTCTCTGTATATAGCAACGACATTATTTCTCGTGGAAACTCCCAAACCGTTTTGAGCATCAACATATGTCTCAACTTTCACGGCATTTCCTGTACGGATAAAGAACCATCCTTCGAGTGGCGTTAATCCACTGCCGGGGAATTTCGCAGTATCAGGGCTGGTGAGGGCAGCAAGGACAATATCCTCTACCTTGCTTTGATAATCCACCATATCCTCAACGGAAAGCAGCTTGTCATAAAACTTGCTTTTTACCTCTCCGTCCTTATAAAAAACATAGTCTCCACAATACGCCTTTTTTACCTCACCGTTTTCTATGTCAAAATTCACATAGTAATAGCTATCCTCAACGATAGTCTTTACACCGTCCACTGTTTTGATGCTTGTTGATATAAGGCCTATTTGTTGCGCTACCTCTTTTATTTTTTCGTCTGTTGCATCTTTTCCGCACGAAGCAAGCGCAATCAAAATTGCGACCGCCAACAAACAAGAAATTAGCTTTTTCATGACCTCTCTCCTTCCAGTCCTTTTTATTGTACTTTTGATTCGGTACGATTATATTTGGAAAGAACATCTGTTCTTAATCCCGAATTAAACCGTAGTTAAGGTTATTTGCATCGATTAGGACGAGGTATAAAATCATCATCGCCAGCAGGACAAAAATAACTGCGAAGAGTGTTTTGGACAGCTTCCGGCGCTGGCGCACCTGCTCTTTCAGAACCTCTATCATTTCTTCGCTGTTCTGGCTGTCTGTTTTGTTATAGACTTCCTTCACGAAATGCTTGTCGAGAGATATGTGCAGCGCTTGGCAGATGGAAGCAACGAGAAAAAGGCTCGGATTCTTGGTCGGCTCCGAAAGCAGCCGGGAGATCGTCCTCTCAACCGTCCCGGCATTGTCGGCCAAATCCTTGTGGGTCATTCCATGCTCCTGCCGTTTTGTGGCTACCTCCAATAAAAAGTTATCCCAATTTCTTTCTTCGTCTGAATTCACAAACTCATCTCCTGTTTTTTGTTACCGGACACTTTTGTCCGAAAAACATGACAGTTTTTGCGCCGAAACCGCAACATTTGTCAGTACATATTGGCAATACAATTTGTTACAATTGAATTGTACCAAATACATGCTGAATTTGGAAGGATTTTTATTTGACAATAATCGACAAAAGAGGAGGAACACCAATGGAGAAAAAGGAGGAATTCAAAAAGGCGGTGGAACGGATGTCTGACGAGCAGCTGTTTAAATATCTTCGGATTCTAAAGTTTTCATTAGACGAAGATATTTCTCAATTTTCTCATCTGTCAAAGTATCTGCGAAAGCCATAAGGTCTTTCCGGATCCCGGACAGCTCACCTTCGGTGGGCTGTTTTTCTTTGCCCAAAAGCTCGTCAACGGTGATGCCGAAGTAATCCGATATCTTTTTCAGAACATCAACTGTCGGTACCGTGTTTGGGCTCGCCTTCCATTTAGAAACCAAAGACTTGCTGAACCCTGCATCAATAGCCGCTTTGGACGGTGCTATCTTCTTCCTCTTACAGAGGTTGATGAAGTTATCGTAAAACATTTCTAAAAATCACCCCTGCTATTTGTGCATAACGCAGAAGTTCACGCCATTCAACGAAACAGGCTTGACAGGTTGAATGTAAAGAACTACAATAGGGGCATAAGGTTGAACGGCGTGAACATTTGCAACTTCTATTTTCCCCAAATTTAGAATACCACAAAGGTTCTCATTTTTCAACTGAAACATAACGGAAGGAGGAAATTTTGGATGCCTGCACAATGGACAGGTGAACTGGTAGGCAAAATGCACATTTACGGCGTTTCCTACCGAGAACTTGCCGACAGAATCGGATGCTCAAACAAGTGGTTGAGCATGGTCATTCATGGCCACAGAAGCCCAAAGGGAGCAGAACAGCGATTCATGGCTGCGCTGGACGAGCTTATCAAGGAAAAGGAGGAGGACAATGAAAGACTGGCATGACATGAGAAACGATGAATTTGAAAAATACCTTATCGAGGTCTACGGCGATACCAGCTGGAAAGCATACCTATTTAAGACCAGGCCACCGCAGATCATCACGGTTTTGTGTGGCGTTCTCTCCATCATCATAGCGGCAGTAGTGATATTATCCCATGTTGCATGAGGAGAGACAGGACGGCAAGCAGGAAACCGGCGATTGCAACTCCTGTTGTAATCCAATACCGGACGCTTAACTTCTTCTCGGCCCGCATGGCGGCTTTAACGCGCAAACCGTTTTCCGATAGGCAAGCAACTCCATCATCAAAGGAGCCATTGCTAAACCAGTAGTATTCGCCGCCGAAACCGCCATCTACCAGCTTTGACCGGAGCATAGTTTGAAATTCAGATTTTGTCAATTTGGCGCTGTTGCTTCGCTTGAATTTGCGAAATATTCTCTTTTCTTCTTCGGTCAAAGAATACGAAACATCAAGTTTTTCGCTCATAATATCACCTCAACTATAGTCTACCACATGAAGGGAGGGACAGCAATGTCAAGGAAAGTTGATACCTACCGCAGGCTGCGAGCGCTGATGCTGGAACTTGGCCACGACCAGACAAGCCTTGGGAAGCGCACCGGTATGAGCCGCCAGCAGATCAGCGACAGAATGATATGCAAGACCCCGTGGACATTGGAGGAAGTCTATAAGGTCTGCGATGCATTATTTATTCCAATAAAAGATGTCAAGAAGTTTTTCCCGCCAAACGGGGTGGAAAAGAAGGAGGAACAACATGGAAGCAACAACCAACACCTTTATCCGGTGGTTTAACTCGGATGAGATCGTACCCAGCAAGGACGGCTTTTACCTGTGCCAGACAATTCCGGTAAGATACACAACCCTGCCGTTCAGCACAAAGCACCAGATGTTCAATGTCAGCGGAGATCATTTGGAGACCGCTATCAAAGTCCAGTGGTGGGCATACCTACCGGAGCTTCCACAAAAGGAGGTACAGGAAGATGAGTAAAAAGGAGTGGCTGCAGGAAGCCTTGGCCGTAGTCCTCGGAATGGGAGCCATCTTTGCAGCAGCGGCTATCCTGCTGCTGGCGAGGTAAGGCCATGGAGCAGAACGAGAGGATAGCAGCTATCCGGGAGAAGTTCCCCGGTTACACCAAGCCGCTGGACAGTATGTGCAAGAAGCCGGGCTATTACGGAATTCGGCGAACTTCCGAAGCCGAAGCGCTGATAGCGGACAAGCCCGGCAGGAAGCGGGAAGCAAACTATAAGCTGTCTGTGCGTATTCCTTTGGGTTATGTGAATATGGCGGAGTTCCGTCAGCAGCTTATCGAAATGGGTTACTGCAACTTCACAGCATGGGTTCTGCGCTGTATCCGCCGCCAGCAGGAGGAATACAGGCATAGAAAAGCCCCCACCGGCTCTGCAAAAGCCGATGAGGGCAAAGGTAGATTAAGCACCATCAATATACAAGATTCTGGGAGAAATGTCAAGTTGAAAAACGGGGAGGTTGTGGAAGCATGAACCCATACGATATCCCGGATAGGCCCATCCCGAGCTGGGTGGATAACTACGATGATAAGCCGCACATCTGCCCGGAGTGCGGCTGCGAGATCAACGAGACCATTTACATTAAGGACGGCATGGTCATTGGCTGCGAAAACTGTGTTAAGCGGTTTGACGCCAGCGATGCGGATGCTGACAGGTACTTTGATGAAGCACAAGACAGATATTAAGGAGGAGCTATGGAGAACTACTTTCGAGAATTGAACAGCATCAACTGCTCTGACAAGACAGAGAAGAAGAACGGCCTTACATACCTTTCCTGGGCATGGGCCTGGGGAGAAATCAAGAAGCTGCACCCGGATGCGACCTATACCATCTACGAGGATGCTAACGGCCTGTTTTACCACACAGACGGTAAGACCTGCTGGGTTAAGACTGGCGTAACCGTCAACGGCATTGAGCACATCGAGTATCTGCCGGTCATGGATAACCGCAACCGCTCAATCCCGGCCAGTGATGTTACCTCATTCGATGCCAATAAAGCAATCCAGCGTTCCCTTACAAAAGCCTGTGCCCGTCATGGCCTTGGCCTGTATATCTACGCTGGCGAGGACTTGCCGGAGGGTGCAGAAAGAGAACCGGAGCCTACCGAGTATTGCATCGACTGCGGGCAGCAGATCACCGGTATCAACAAGCGCAACGGGGAGTATTGGCCAGTAAGCGAGATCGCCGCCTACAGCGTCCAGCGGTTCGGCCGCAAGCTGTGCCCGAACTGCCAGAAGAAAGCCTTTGCCGCCGAAAAGGAGGCCGAGAAGAATGAAAACAAGGCTCCGGTTTGATTCTGCCGACTGGACAAGAGACCGGAACGGCTACGGCATCACCCTGTATACCAAAGATGCCGCAGCCGCCCAGGCTTTCCTTGATGAGATGAAGCCCGGCAAGATGTACGCCGCCGAACTAAAGGAGCACCACGAGCGCAGGAGCCTTTCGGCCAACTCGTACCTGTGGGCACTCCTTGATGATCTGGCCTTTACCCTCTCCACCCAGGCGGCCCCGCTGACTAAGGAGGAGCTGTACCGGAAGTACATTAAGGAGGTCGGCATCTGGAAGGATGTGCACAATATCGAGCCGGAAGCCGCCAAGACCGTCCGGACAGCGTGGGAAATGCTCGGTACTGGCTGGGTAACGGAACAGGTAGACTACGAGCCAGACGGTGACCATCTGGTGATCCGGCTGTACTACGGCAGCAGCACCTACAACACCAAACAGATGTCCCGGCTGCTGGATGCCGTCATCGCAGACTGCAAAGAGCAAGGGATAGATGTTGCCACACCGGCCGAGTTGGCCTTGCTAAAGGAGGAATGGGGCAAATGAAAAACGAATGGGGCGCAGAGCTTGACCGAAACGGATACGCTCCGAGCATCGTACAGGCCGACACATCTAAGTGCTTTTTGTGCCAGCGCTCCGGCGTAAAGCTCGACCGGCACGAAATCTTCGGCAACGCCATGCGGAGCAAAAGCAAGCGCATGGGACTTTGGGTTTCCCTGTGCCACACGCCGTGCCACCTGACACACGCACACGGCTGTGCAGAGGTGATGGATTGGCTGCACCGGCTTGGTGAGCAAGCCTGTATCGACAACTACGACTTCACGATCCCGATGTTCCGGGAGGAATTCTACACGAACTATTTGGAGGAAACAGAATGCTGAACAAAGCAATCCTTAATGGGCGGCTGACCAAGGCCCCCGAACTGAAGCAGACCAACAGCGGCAAGAGCGTATGCGGCTTTACCATCGCCGTAGACCGCAGCCGTGACCGAGAAAAGACTGACTTCGTACCCATCGTAGCATGGGGCAAGACCGCCGAATTCGTGAACCAGTGGTTCGGCAAGGGCGACCTCATTACCATTGTGGGGCGCATCGAAGTTCGCAACTACGAGGACAAGAATGGAAATAAGCGCACAGCCACAGAGGTTATCGCAGAGGAGGTTCTGTTTGGCGGCAGCAAATCTACCGGAAAGGCAGAGGAAAAGCCCGCAGAGAGCAAAAACGGCGGGTTTGAACAAATCGAGGACGAGAACGACCTCCCTTTTAATTAAGGGTTACGCTTCCCAGTAAAAAGCGACAGGAGGACAACCCATGAAGTACCTTAAAGTCTTTACAGACTTTGCAGATGCCATGGAGGAACTCGGAGATGCGGAGAGAGGGCGGCTGTTCACGGCTATGCTGAAATATGCAGAGACGGGCGCAGCCCCCGATTTCCGGGGAAACGAGCGTTTTATATGGCCGGTAGCAAAGTTGCAAATAGACCGGATGGCTGCTGAATGCGAAGGAAGAGCCAAAACAAGCAGGGAAAACGGTTCCAAGGGCGGCAGGCCGAAGAAAACCCAAGGTAACCCAAAAAACCCAGCGGGTTTTTCAAAAACCCAGAAAAGCCAAGACAAAGACAAAGACAATGACAAAGACAAAGAAAATATTCCCTCCGGGAATAATACCCCCCCTACCCCCCCAAGGGGGCGTGTGGATGTCCCGGAAGCCTTGATGGAGAACTGGAACGGTTTTTGTGAGATGCGCAAGAAAATCAAAAAGCCCCTCACTGATCGGGCCGCAAAGATGATCCTGAATGAGCTGGAACGGCTGGCACCGGGGGACAACCACACCAAGGGACTTATTCTCGATCAGAGCGTTAAGCGCTGCTGGCAGGATGTTTACCCGTTGAAAGGCGACAAGTCTGCTGGTGGGACCGACAATGTATTTTTGCAGATGCTGCAGGAGGAGGGACAACATGAACCGCACTGAAACACTGGCTGTTATGTCCATCCTCAAGGCCGCTTATCCAGCGTACTACCGGGACATGAAGCGGCAGGATGCCGAAGCGGTGGTAAATCTGTGGGCGGAGATGCTGGCAGACTACCCTGCTAACCTTGTAGCAGCGGCAGTTAAGTCCCACATTGCCAGTGATCGCAAGGGGTTCCCTCCACACATTGGGGCTATCATAGCAGCTATTGGTGAGATCAGCAGACCGGCGGAACTCTCCGAGGGGGAAGCATGGGCGCTGATTGCAAATGCCCTGCGGAACAGCGGCTACAACAGCGAGAAAGAGTTTGCAGCCCTGCCGGAGAACCTACAACGGTTGGTAGGACACCCCTCCCAGTTGCGGGAATGGGCCAGCATGGACACCGGGACAGTGCAGAGCGTGGTGCAGTCCAACTTTATGCGCAGCTACCGGGCAAGGCAGGAGAGCGAGCGCAAAATGCAAGCCCTGCCTGCGGATGTCCGGGCAAAGCTGGCCGGTATGGCCGAGGTAAAGCAGCTGACCAGCTATGACATAGCGCTGGCGGAGCGGATGATGGAGGAAAATGCATGAGTGACAAGGTTGATATTGCCGTAAGGCGATTACAGGAAGCGGCAGAAATGTCGCAGATGTTATACGAAAAACCGCTTGTTGTTACATACAGCGGAGGTAAGGATAGCGACACAGTGTTGAAGTTGGCGCAGATTGCGAAAATCCCATTTGAGGTGCTGCACAGCCATACGACTGTCGACGCTCCTGAAACTGTTTATCATGTTCGGGAAACATTTCGGGGATTGGAACTCACAGGCATCAAATGCGACATCGACTATCATGTTCGCCCGGACGGGACAAGGACAACAATGTGGAACCTAATCCTGAAAAAGCTGATGCCACCCACGAGAATTGTAAGATACTGCTGCGCTGAACTCAAGGAGGGGGGCGGAAAAGGGCGATTTATCGTTACTGGAGCAAGATGGGATGAAAGTAACGCACGAAAAAAGAACCGTGGGATATTGGAGGTCATAGCAAGCAAACGGGAAAATAAGATTGTTTTGTCAAATGACAATGATGAGGATCGTAGGCTTTTCGAAACCTGCCAAATGAAAGGGAAGCGTGTCGTTAACCCTATCGTTGATTGGACAACAAGAGATGTTTTAGATTTTTGTTCGGAGAACAAGGTGAGACTTTGCCCTCTGTACGCCAATGGGTGGAGACGGGTCGGTTGTGTCGGATGCCCGATTGCTCGAACATCAACGAGATATAACGAGTTTGCTCAATATCCGACATACAAAAAAGCCTACATCGCAGCATTTGACAGGATGATCGAGGAGAGAAATCGGCGAGGGAAAATTGAGGGGAAAATGATGCGTTGGTATACCGGCGTTGATGTTTTCCACTGGTGGATGGAGGACGGCATTCTTCCGGGTCAAACCGTACTGCCGGGGTTTGAGGAGGATGTATGAGAATTACCATCCCGGAAATCCCCCCATCGCTGAACAAATATGCCGGTCGGGCGAATGCCTGGGACTACCGGGCAGAAAAGCAGCGCTGGCTGCAGCTGTTTATGGCTTACTGCCCGAAGCGCAAGCCGCTGGAAAAAGCAGTGGTGACCATCACTTACTACTTCCCCACCCGGCACCGACATGACCCGGATAACTACAACGGCAAGATGCTGATGGACGGGCTGGTACACCGGGGAGTAATCGCAGACGACAGCTTTGACCATGTCGAGCTGCGGCTGCGTGGGGCATACGACCCCAAAAACCCAAGAACAGAAATTGAAATAGAGGAGGTAACGGATGAAAGTACTTGAATTGTTTGCCGGAACGCGGAGTATAGGGAAAGCGTTTGAAAACAGAGGGCATCAAGTGTTTTCTGTGGAATGGGATAAGAATTTTGAAAACATCAATCTTTATGCAGATATCTTAACAGTCACGACGGATGAAATTCTGAATCGTTTTGGACGCCCAGATGTGATTTGGGCAAGTCCGGACTGTTCCACATTCAGCATTGCCGCTATAAGCCATCACCGGAGAAAAAATCCTGTAACAGGAAACCTTGACCCTGTCAGTGACTATGCAAAATTTTGCGATATGGTAGATCAGCATGTATTACAACTAATCAAGGACCTTAAGCCAAGGTTTTGGTTCATCGAAAATCCAAGGGGCGGGATGCGGAAGATGTCATGGATGCAAGGACTGCACAGGTACACGGTGACATATTGCCAGTATGGTGACACCAGGATGAAGCCTACTGACATCTGGACAAACCATCCTGATCCCAAGTTCAAACCGATGTGCAAGAATGGGGATCCCTGTCATGAAAAGGCACCAAGGGGCAGCAAAACTGGCACACAGGGGCTAAAGGGTAGCAAGGAAAGAAGCGTTATTCCGGCAGCACTGTGCCAGCACATAGTGGATATTTGCGAAGAAGGACTATCAAAGGAGGTACCCTGATGGGGCAGAAGGATGTAGAGCGGGAGAAGCCGCTTTTTGAGGGACAAAGCGCAGAGGAATTTATCAAGCGCTGGAATGCTATCACCAAAGCCATAAAAATGCGCGCAGAGATGGCCGAGAAGGAAAAGGTGGTGAGTTATGATGTCATACGATAAAGCGTCTCCTAGCGCCAAAATCGGCTGTTCTAATTCAAACGACCCGGAGTTCCTGGAACAACTGGTGCGGGAGGGCAAGACCAACAGGGAGATTTCCTTAATTCTCGATCTTGATTACGGCTATGTGGCCCAAATCTTGTCTCGCTATGGAATCAAGAGAGACCAAAACCGGCCCTGTAAGAGATGCGGAGGGCCGATAGGCAGCACCAACCCCCGGCAGCTGTATTGCAAGGAGTGCCAAAAGGCAATGGACAGCATCCGGGCCCGCAAAAGCAGTATGAAAAAAGCCGAGCCGAAGAAATGCGAATACTGCGGGAAGGAATATTTCGGCCAGCCGGGACAAAAGTACTGCTCAAAGCAATGTTACAAGGATGCGGCGGCAGCCGGTAAGTATAAGCGCCCCAAGAATTGGATAAAGCGCCGGGATGGGAAAATCGACATCGAGATAAGGGTTTGCGGCAAAACCACAGAGCGCCGGGAGAGCGTGGACTACTACGAGGCCCGGGAGATTTGGCACGATGGCTGGATAGGCCGGGGCTACGCAGCGCTGATAACGGTAGATGGCCACAGGCTGGAGACCCTGCCGCAAATAAAGACATTCTTCGGATTTAGGAGGGATTCGTTATGAGGAACTGGACGGCAGCGGCAGTTACGATAATCTTAGCTGCTTTCTGCATAATCGTTCTATCGGCTATTTCGGCCAAAAGGTGGAATCATGTGGATGAAGTGGCCCAGACGGAGATCACCGCAGAGGAACAGGAACGCCGGGAGCAGGCAGCCTATTACAAGGGGTGGCAGGACTGCAAGCAATATTATCTTGAGAATTTTGGAGGGTGAGCCAATGACCGTAAAGGACTACTACGAAACAATCCGGGACATAGAAAGGCTGGCTGCGTTGGTTGACGCAGAGGGTGCAGTCACCCTCGACCATGACGATGCGGAGCAGATATGGTCGCTGCTGCTGGACTACAAGGATTTGCTGATGGCTAAGGAGGTAGAGTGATGGAACGGCTAACTGAACGCTGGGGCGAAAATGATGTATGGGTGAAAAACCATGATTATGTTTCTGCGGCATACCGCCTCGCCGCCTACGAGGACACCGGCCTGATGCCGAACGATGTGACTGACATGATGGCGGCAAACGGCAATGCAATTTGCGAAATCGTGAAACTGAAAGAGGAACTGCAGGGTGCAAAGAACACCGCCGAGCAGTACGCCGCCATCAATGAAACGCTGTTTGACAGCAACATGAAGCTGGGCGCAGACAGGGAAGACCTCATCAACGAGCTATGCCAATACTGCGGGAAGTACAAAAAAGCACACGATGGCGCCTGTGACGGGTGCAGATGGAGGGAAATGTGATGGATGCTGTGAAGTTTATCGAAGAAAGTAACAGAATGTGCAAGAGTTTTGATCCCGGATGCGCAGGGTGTCCCGCTTCTTGCAAGCTAAGTTGCGTATTTGATCGAGTGTCGGCGATAGACGCAGCTGCTCAGATCGCTATTGTCGAGAAATGGTCTGCTGCACACCCGCGCAAGACGCGGCAGAGCGCGTTTTTAGAGCACTACCCGGAGGCGAGGCTTGATGAGTACGGAGTACTGCGGTTTTGTCCGTCTGATATTTCTGCTGCTCACCGAGATAGCGGAGGGTGTGGATACCCAGAACAAAGGTGTACAGACTGCCGCCGTAAGTTTTGGATGCAGGAGGTAGAGTGATGGACTGTTTTAATTATCACTGTCCACTCCGTCAGAATACAACAAGTAACTGTAACCGTTGCGAGTGCTTGGCGTGTCAGAACAGGTGCAAAGTCCCCGTTACATACACTGCAAGCAAACATACGCTGACCGCAGACGAAATTGCAAAGATTACCAATAATCCCGATTATGGCATTGGGACTGGGTGTTAGGAGGTAGAGCAATGAAAGGAATTGTAATCACAACAAAGGACGAGATGCGGGTGCAGGAGTTTTCCAAGCCTGCACACAAGAGCATCGGTGAGGCTGTTGGAGGGTGGATTGAGGTCGTCCGCCCTGTGTGCTTGGAGCGCCCGTACTGCATGATAGTCAACGAAGAAGGGGTGCTTCTTAACCTACCGATGAACATGTTCGGCAGTTTCCTTTACGGGACGAACTATCATGGGAACCCGATTTTAGGGGATATCGTGTTGTTAAAGGAAGGCATTAACAGCGATGGGGAGCTTGATATATTAGGGCTTGATGAACAGGATATTAAGTACCTGTGCGATATGGCGTCTACCAAAAACGGTAGAGAAGTTAAACTGGGACAGGAGGTAGAATGATGGAACGACTAACGAATGAAGAGGTCAGAGTGGACGAGAGCATGGACCGGTATCTCGGCCCGCGCTCCGTCCTTGAATGCATGAAGCCGAAGCTGCTCGACCTGGTTCTGAACGGTCCGGTGCTGAACAGCGTATCGAAGGCTGCACTGCGGCAAATCATTCGGCAGCTCTACAGCGCGCTCGCCGCCTACGAGGACACGGGGCGGACGCCGGAAGAAGTGTCTACGCGGGTTAAAGACTGGAGCGACCTTTGCACTATCGTCGGAGAGTGTGGCGGCATCGACCGCCTGCGGGAGCTGGCAGAGGCAGACAAGGACGGTCGGCTGGTGGTGCTGCCGGAAGGAGGAGAAAACGATGGCTGAATACATAGACAGGGAAGCGTTTAAGAAAAGCGTCGAGGAGCGTTATTGTAAGCCGTGTAAGGCGGAGGGAAAAGACCACAACGGATGCTGGTGTCGTGCCTGTTGGGTTGACGATATGCTCGATGAGGTAGATTGTTTCCAGACCGCTGATGTCGCCCCGGTGGTGCGTTGTAAGGGCTGTAAGCACAGCTGGGAGGATATAGGCGGACTGTGTTGCTCGCATGGGGTTTGCGTTGACCTTACAGTGCCGGATGATTTTTATTGTGCATATGGGATAAGGAAAGAAGGTGAAGAAAGTGTCTAAATACATTGGCCGGGAAGCACTGATAGCCGAATTTAAGCGGCTGAAGTTGGGCGAAAACAGCTTTATCGAAAGAGTATTTGCAGACGGGGTATATGCCATTATTGAACAATTCCCTGCCGCTGATGTAGCCCCGGTGGTCAGATGTAAAGACTGCAAGTACAGAGATGGCACACCGGGGCAGCCGAATATACTTTGTGCGCAGATGCACGAGGACGATTTCTGCTCCTACGGCGAAAGAAAGGAGGAGTCACATGATAGACTACAAAAAGACCTGTAAGTGGGAGCTTGGCAGGTATTACGAAAAGCTCATGGCCATCGACAGCCTGCAGGACGAGATCGATATGTTGACGGCCAGAATGGAGGGCATCAGGTCGCCCAAAATGGACGCCACACCTGTACAGGGCGGCAGCTCGACTGCCGAGGAACGCATCATAAACGCCATCTGCAATAGGGACAACCTAACCGTCAACCATGAGCTGGTTAAGTGGCAAGTGCGGCAGATGGACCGTGGCCTGTCTATCCTGACCGACCAGCAGCGCAGGATACTTGAGGTGGCCGTCATGCGGCGTGAGTACAATGCCATCGATAGATTATGTGACGAGCTGCACATCAGCAGGTCGGAGCTGTACCGCAGGATGGACGAGGCCATCAAGAGATACGCTATTTGCCGATACGGTGTGACCGAGCTGTAAAACTTGGGACAAATTCGGGACAAAATAACGCCTAACATAGTGTATACTAATATCGTGGTAAAACACAGACTTCCATTGACATTCCTCCTGGTGGGGAGCCGGGCCCCTAATCCCGGCAATCTGCTCCCGTAGCTCAATGGTAGAGCGGCTGCCTTGTAAGCAGCGGGTTATAGGTTCAAGCCCTATCGGGTGCTCCACCTTCATGTTTTACCTCCTTTTTACGGGGCCGCCGATGCCCCGTTATCCCATCGGCCGAAGATACATGACCTTCGTAAAAAAGGTGCCGCGCTGGCAGGCCGCAAGTTCGCAATAGTCTGCCTTACCAAAAGCAGTCAGAGAGTACCGAAAGGCGCTCTCTTTCTTTATGCCATAAAGGAGGGGATACCTATGGATTTAATAGTCCGCAAAATCCCGCAGAGCGACACCATCAATGTATATCCGGTATCTGATGTGCATTTGGGCAGCATCCTACATGATAAAGAGGGCTGGCAAGCATTCTGCCGCCGGGTAGAGCGGGAGGATGCTTATCTCATCCTTGGCGGCGATCTCATCAACAACAATACCAGGAACGCGGTGGGAAGCCCCTTTGAGGATTATATCCGCCCGCGGGAGCAGAAAAAGATGATGGTGGAGATGCTGACCCCCATTAAGGACAAAATCCTCTGCGCTGTAGCGGGTAACCATGAAGCCAGAACCGCCAAGGATACCGACCAGGACATCATGGGAGATATCATGTGCAAGCTGGACCTGGAGGACTACTACGCCGAGGACATAGCATTCCTCAAACTGGAGATTGGGCGCAGGGTAACAAGAGATATCCCTATCACCAGCTATACGATGGCTGTTACCCATGGCTCCGGCGGCGGCATTTACACCGGTGCAACGGTCAACCGCAATGAGCGCTTCGGCTACACCATAGAGGGCATTGACGCTCTTATTGTTGGCCATACCCACAAAGGCACCATCAGTAAGCCAAAAAAGATCGTGGTGGACAGTAACAACAATGTTATCCGTACCAAGCAGCTGGTAGTGGTTAGCTGTACCGCATGGCAGCAGTACGGAGGATACGCAGCCCGGAAGATGCTCCTGCCCAGCAGCGAGAGCGACCATGAGCAGCCGCAGACGCTCCTGCTGTGCGGGAACAAGACAGGCACTAAGCGGATAACAACGGTTTGGTAACAATAATTGGTAGCCCGGCATAGTAGACACCGGGAGGGATAGGGCGGGTAATGAACATTGTATTTGATTATAATTCTCCCAGGTGGCGGAGGAAGCGCCAACAGATATTAAGGCGTGACGGATATATGTGCCAGCACTGCAAGCGGTACGGAAAGGCGGTACAGGCTACAACGGTGCATCATATCAAACACGCAGATGAGTACCCGGAGCTGGCTTACGAAGATAAAAATTTAGTAAGCCTGTGTGAGGGTTGCCATAACAAACAACACCCGGAAAAAGCAACAGCAGCAAGGGGCCGTTACTGATCCCCCCCTATCCGTTGCGCCTTCCGCCTGTCTATGGGGACCGGCGGGGGGAACTTTTTCCAACTCTACGGCATATTTTTGAGAAAGGGGAAGCCATGACAAAGGAAAAATGGGTTGAAACTATCGAAAAACAGATGGAAAAACTCGGCACGGCCGACCCATCTTATCAATCTGCGGTAGAAACGCTTGCAGAGATACTGGAACAGCGGGATAAGACCAAGGCCGAGTTCAAAAAGTCCGGCGGTAAGTCCGTCATCGAATATACCAACAAAGGGAACGCCACAAATATGGTAAAAAACCCTCTGTTGATTCTGTGGGACGACCTCAACAAGAGCGCACTGGCATACTGGCGCGAATTGGGGCTTACTCCATCGAGTTTCCGCAAAATGACCGGCGGAGTGAAGGAAAAGGAGGAAAAGGGCGGCCTTGCCGCTGCTCTTGCCAGCCTTGAGACAGATTAAGGGTAAGAACTGGCCCGTAGTCCTTGAGTATGCCGAAAGCATCAGAGACGGGAGAAAGGTTGCTTGCAAGGAATTGCGGCAGGCTGTTGACCGTTTCTTTGCTGACCTCGATAATGACGAGTACGATTTCGCGCCGAAAGGGCCGGAGTTCTGTATTCAAATCATCGAAAAGACCCTCTGCCACCAGCAGGGGGAAAAGCTGGACGGTACACCGCTCCGGGGAAAGCCGTTCCTGTTGGAGCCGTTTCACAAATTCATCATATACAATCTTCTTGGGTTTAAGTTGAAAGGCACCGATGTGGTGCGGTTTCATGAAGCCCTTATTTTTATCCCTCGAAAGAACATCAAAACCAGTTTTGCCGCTTCCCTCGCATGGGCGCTGTCCCTGTGGTACCGGCGCAGCGGTTCCAAAACCTACATATCGGCCGCGGCTCTGATGCAGTCCCTTGAAAGCTTTAATTTTCTGGATTACAACATCCGGCTCATGGGCGAGGACGAGAAGCATGGCGGCGGTGTAAAGATCATCGACAACAACAATGAACACTCGATGGAGGCGGAGCTTCCAGACGGCTCGTTTTTTATCCGCGCACTGGCTGCAAACCCGGATGCGCAGGATTCCCTTAACTGCAATATTGCGATCTGCGATGAAATCCACGCCTTTACCAAGCCCAAGCAGTACAACCTTTTCAAGGAAGCCATGAAAGCCTATACCAATAAGCTGCTGATAGGCATTTCCACCGCTGGCGATAACGAACAGGGCTTCCTTGGGCAGCGGCTGCAATACTGCCGCAAGGTATTGGATGGCACCATCAAGGACGAACAATATTTTATCTTCATGTGCTGCGCCAATCCGGATGAGGAGGGCAACATCGACTATACAAATCCTTTGGTACACGAGATGGCAAACCCGGCCTATGGGGTATCCATCCGACCGGAGGAAATCCTAAACGACAGCTTGCAGGCGCAGAATGATCCGCAGCAGCGGAAAGACTTCTTTGCAAAGTCTCTCAATGTCTATACAGGGGCTATCAAGTCCTATTTCAACCTCGATGAATTCCGGAGAAGCGACGAAAAATACAACTGGACGCTGGACGAGCTTTCCAAGCTCCCCATAGACTGGTACGGCGGTGCAGACCTATCAAAGATGCACGACCTAACGGCGGCTGCGCTTTTTGGAAATTACAAAGGTGTGGATATTATCATCAGTCACGCTTGGTTCCCGGTGGTGCAGGCCCATGTTAAAGCGGACGAAGACGGCATACCGCTTTTTGGCTGGGCTGATGATGGTCTTTTAACCATGTGTAACAGTCCAACCGTAAACCACGCCGATGTTGTCAACTGGTTTATATCCATGCGCAAGCAGGGATTCAAAATCCGACAGGTTGGGCATGATCGAAAATTCTGCCGAGAGTATTTCATTGGCATGAAAACGGCAGGCTTTAACATTATCGATCAGCCGCAGTTTTTTTACAAAAAATCCGAGGGCTTCCGGCATATTGAACAGAGCGCCAAAAATGGGACGCTGTACTATATGCATTCCGAAGCCTACGAGTATTGCGTTGGGAATGTCTCGGCCATCGAAAAGACTGACGACATGATCCAGTACGAAAAGGTAAGACCGACAAATCGAATTGATGTGTTCGACGCCTCTGTATTCGCCACAGTGCGGTATTTGGAGGCTTTGGATAAATCTAAAGCAGGAAAGAAATGGTGGGGTGATAAATGAGCATGGCAAATTTTTTTGAGCGCTTCCGCTCTCGGGATAAGCCCCAAACGCGGAGCGCTGTATGCCTGTGTGATGGAACCGGATGGAAAGACCTGACCTGTTCCGGATATACAGACCTTGCACACAACCCGGAAATCTGTGCTGCCGTTGATAGAATCGCTTACTTAATCGGAAGCATGACAATCTATCTGATGCAAAACACTGACGGTGGAGACATCCGGGTAAAAAACGGGCTGTCTCGTGTAGTGGATATCGAACCAAACAGCTACATGGGGCGGTCAAATTTTATCCAGTGGATCATTAAGACAATGCTTCTGGATGGCAGGGGGAACGCTGTGGTGCTCCCAAAGACCCGGAAGGGCCTGCTTCGGCGGCTTGACCCGATTCCGGCGGCATTTGTGGCATTTGTCCCGAATGGGGAACGGTATTACAGCATCGAAATATCCGGGAAAACCTATGACCCGAATGATGTACTGCACTTTGCCATCAATCCGAGCAATTACTACCCATGGCAAGGTACTGGGTACAACATTGCGCTGGCGGATGTGGCAAATAACCTCAAGCAGGCGGCGACAACAGAAAAGGGCTTCATGGCCAGCGAATGGAAACCGTCCCTCATTGTCAAGGTTGACGCTATGATAGACGAGTTTTCCAATCCGGAGGGTCGCGCAAAGCTCCTTGAAGAATTTGCAGCATCCAACAAAGCTGGGGAACCATGGCTGATTCCTGCCGAGCAATTCTCGGTGGAACAGGTACGGCCCCTTACCCTGTCTGATCTTGCGCTGGCAGACTTCGTAAAACTGGATAAAACGACGGTGGCAACCATTCTCGGTGTGCCGCCTTTTGTTTTGGGCGTTGGCGAGTTCAAGCGGGATGAATGGAACAACTTCATTTCTTCCCGTATCATGCCGGTTGCTCAAATTTTGGAGCAGGAGTTCAGCCGAAAGTTGCTAGTATCTCCGGATTACTTTTTCCGCTTCAATGTGCGATCCCTCTACAACTACTCTTTGGAGGAAACCATCAAGGCGGGTGCTGAGATGGTTGACCGCATGGCCATGACCCGGAATGAGTGGCGCAGCTGGGTAGGACTTCCCCCACATGAGGGCATGGATGAGCTTTTGGCCCTTGAAAACTACATTCCCGCTGACCGTCTCGGCGATCAGAAAAAACTAAACGGAGGAGGTGAGTAAATGGTAGGAGCAAGACAGGCAATCAGCCGCAGTGGCGACTTCAAAACCCGCGCTGCTGATGGAAACCTCTACATTGAGGGCTATTTCGCCACCTTTACCGGCGAATACCGGATGTGGGATAAAGCCATCGAGCGCATTGACCGAGGAGCCTTTGATGGTACCCTCGGTGATGATATTCGGGCGCTGGTTAACCATGATACCACAATCGTGCTTGGCAGAACAACAGCTGGTACACTGACCCTCCGCGTTGACGATTTGGGCCTTTGGGGGTCCATCCTCATTAATCAAGCGGATCAGGATGCAATGAACGCCTATGAGCGTGTAAAGCGTGGGGATGTTTCCCAATGTTCTTTCGGCTTTGACATCCTTGACGAGGAAACCGAAATCCGGCCAGATGGCACAACCGTGTGGACTATTCGCAAAGTCAAACTGTATGAGGTATCGGTCGTTACCTTCCCGGCCTACGAGGACACCATGGTAGAGGCTCGGAAAAAAGACCTTGAAAAGATCAACGAGCGCAAGCTCGACCAATGGAGGGCCGAAGCCCTCAAAAAGCTAAGAAAGGAGTGCTGACATGGCACTGAAATCCATTATGATTGCCAAAAAGCTGGAACTGAAAAGAGCAGCTTTTGAGGCGCTGGTAGCTAAAGACGCAGAATTTGCAACACGCTCCGCTGAAATCGAAAAAGCAATCGGCGAAGCAACCACCGATGAGGAGCAGCAGGCTGTTGAGGACGCCATGAACAAATTTACCGAGGAACAGGATGCCCACAACGCCGAAAAAGAAAAACTGTCCGCAGAAATCAAGGGCCTTGAGGAAGATTTGGAAAATGCCGAAAAGGATCCTCCCAAGGCTGAACCCAAAGCAGAAAAGAAAGACGAAAGGAATGATTTTACCATGAATACCATCAACATTCGCTCCCTCCCCATGAATGTGCGCGCCTTTGACGCTCTTCCCAAAGAGCAGCGTGACGCTATCGTAGCCCAGCCCGATGTGCAGACCTTCTTTGCGGAGCTTCGTAACGCTGCCCGCAGCAAGAGAGATATCACCGGTGGTGAGCTGACCATCCCTGTTGTATTCCTCGACCTCATTGCCGAGAATATGTATCGCTACTCCAAACTGATGCGTCGGGTCCGCATCCGCAATGTCAATGGCGAAGCCCGTCAGACCATTGCCGGTACTGTCCCCGAGGCCGTTTGGACTGAAATGTGCGGCGCCATCAATGAGCTGACCTTCAGCTTTAACCAGATCACTCTTGACGGCTTCAAGGTTGCCGGTTATGTTCCTGTTTGTAATTCCCTGCTGGAGGATAACGATGTAAACCTCGCCTCCTGGATCGTCGAGATGCTGTCCGAGGCTATCGGCCTTGCCAAGGATAAGGCCATCCTGTACGGCAAGGGCGCTGGTCAGAAGATGCCTCTTGGTATTGTGACGCGTCTGGCGCAGGAGAGCAAACCCAGCGATTACCCGGCCAATGCTCCTGCTTGGGTTGACCTGCACACCTCCAACATCATCACCATTCCCACCGCTTCCACCGGCGAGGCTTTCTGGGCTGCGCTGGCTGTTGCTGCTGGTAACACCTTCACCCGCTATTCCCGCGGCGAGCGCTTCTGGGCTATGAATAGCAAGACCCTGGCTACTCTGCAGTCCAAGGCAATCCTTGCTACCGCTTTGGGCCGGTATGTCACCTTTGACGGTATGACCATGCCCATCATCGGCGGTGATGTGGAAATCCTAGAATTTATCCCCGATGGCGACATCGTTGGCGGCTATGGCGACCTGTACCTGTGGGCGCAGCGCTCCGGCATGACCATCGAAGCATCCCGCGAGGTTCAGTTCATTCAGGACAACACCGTATTCCGCGGCAAAGAGCGTGCTGACGGTATGCCCGTTATCCCCGGCGCTTTTGTGGCGATCAACATTAACGGCGCTTCCGTAACCACCTCCATGACCTTTGCGGCTGATACCGCCAACAACGCTAAGTTGTCCGCTCTGACCGTTGGAAACCTGTCCCTCAGCCCTGCTTTTGATGGCGATGTGCTGAGCTACACCGCTACCGCTTCCGCTGCGACTGCTGCAGTAAACGCCACTACCGAGGTTGCCGGTGCGCAGGTCGCTATTGCCTACAACAACGCCAATGTGAAGAACGGCGGCTCTGTTACCTGGCTGGCTGATGGCGCTGCCCATCCTCTGACCGTTACTGTCAAGAATGGCAATGAGACCGTTGTTTACACAGTCAATGTAACCAAGGCTTCCTAAAAGGGGGTTAAAGCATGACAGACGCTGATATCCTCGTGATCTTGAAGGTTGATTTGCAACTTTCCACAACAGCGCTTGACGATTACCTGTCGGCGTTGATCGCGTCTGCCAAGGAGTATATCGCTACCGAGGGAATCGTACTTTCCACCAGCACCGGTGATGCTATGCTGGTGGAGATGTACGCCGCCTACCTTTACCGGCAACGCCGGGAAAAGGTCGTAGCAATGCCCCGGATGCTCCGGTGGGCACTCAACAACCGGCTGTTTGAGCAAAAGGTGGGTGATTGATTTGGATGATCTCATTACATTAATCTCCCAAACCTTTGAGCAGAACGATATCGGGGTACAGATTGCCACAGAAACCACAACACAGGTCTGGGCGCGGCTGCAGTCCGCTACACGGGCGGAGTTCTATTCCGCCGGTCAAAACGGCTTGCAGCCGTCCCTTGTGGCGGTTACTCCTATCGCCAACTATGCTGGGCAGAAATTAGCCGAGTGGCGCGGCACACGCTATTCCATTTATCGCACCTATTTTGCAACAGGCAGCGATGAAATAGAGTTGTACCTTGAGGAAAAGGTGGGCAACGATGTCGAAAACGGTTAGACCGGATGAGTTGGCAACGGCAATCCTGTCCGAACTGAAAAACTATGACCAGGCCGTTACGGATGGCGTAAAAAAAGAGGTTCGGCAGGTGGCAAAGGAATGCCGCCAAGACATTGTGACCGGCAGCCCGGTACAGACCGGCGATTATAAGGCAGGTTGGCGTGACAAGGTCGCATATGAGAGCTACAGCGATATCCGTATGCGAATTTTCAACAAAACGGATTACCAGCTCACGCACTTGCTGGAACATGGTCACGCAGGCCCAGGCGGAACCGCAAAAGGCTCTGCCCGCCCATTCCCCCACATCGGCCCAGCGGAGCAAAAGGCAGAGCAGAAACTATTAACCCGTGTAAAGGTGGTGATTAAGAAAGGATGACACTGCAAGAGGTAAATTCCCTGTTAAAACAGACGAGGATGCCCGTAGCTTACGGTTACTTCAATAAGCCGCAAAAGTTACCGTATATCCTCTATCGCGTCTCCTACTCCAATAATTTTGGCGCTGACAATGTGGTGTATCACCCCATCAACCATATACAGGTTGAGCTTTACACAAAAGATAAAGACCTAACAGCAGAGGGAAAAGTCGAACAGGCTTTGTCCTCTCTGTTTTGGCAAAAGTCCGAAAGTTACATTGAAGATCAGCAGTGTAACCAAGTAGTTTATGAAATCGAGGTGTAAAAATGGCTGATAAAGTTAAATTCGGTATCTCGAATGTCCATTACGCTATCCTCGACGGGGAAAATAACACCTACGGCACTCCCGTAGCCATCCCCGGCGCAGTTAGCCTGTCTTTGGAGCCTTCCGGCGATACCACCCCGTTTTATGCGGACAACATTCAGTATTTCGTAGCCGTGGCGAACAGCGGCTACACCGGCGATCTCGAAGTCGCCGTTTTCCCCGAGGCATTCCTCAAGGATGTTTTCGGTTACACTCTTGACACCACCAGCAAGGTGATGATCGAGAATGCGAACATTCAGCCCAAGTCTTTCGCACTGCTGTTCCAAGAGGAGGGCGATGTGAACGGGACGAAGTTTGTTCTTTACAACTGCACCTGCACTCGGCCTACCCGTGGGCTGAACACCACGACCGAGAGCGTAGAGCCGCAGACGCAGACCGTCAGCATCACCGCTTCCCCGCTGGCAAACGGCAACTCCCTTGCCTACACTACGGCGGAGACCCCGGAGGCGACCGTGAACGGCTGGTACACCGCCGTATTCACTCCGACGACTGGAGGCTGAAATGAACAAAGTAATCGAGATCGACGGAAAAAGCGTAGGATTGTGCGCTAATGCGCTGACCCCACGCATCTACCGCCACAAGGTGGGTCGGGACATTGTCCGTGACCTGCAAAAGCTACAAACGGCAGCGACATCCGATGACGGATCTTTTTCCGTAAGCGATCTTGAAATATTTGAGGATGTCGCTTTTATCATGGCTCGGCAATATGACGGGTCCATCCCGGACAATGTTGACGAGTGGCTGGAGCAGTTTGAGATGTTTTCCATCTATAAAGTGCTCCCTGCCATTTTGGAGCTTTGGAGCCTGAACAACAAGACTACCGCTGTTCCAAAAAAAAAATAAAACAAACCGTGCGTGAGCCCACCGGGTCAACCTTTATGCTCCGCTGCGCTGAACTCGGGTTATCCGATGAAGCGCTGGATGACATGACCTGCGGAATGGTCTATGATTTGATGATCGAAAAGGCCAACGACGCAGAACAGTATGCCATAAGGGGCAGACCCGGCGGCTTGCGTGATTTCTTCGCAGGAGGTGGTAAGATTGGCTGAAAATGTTAAAGGCATCGTTGTCGAAATCGGCGGCGATACAAAGGGATTGTCGAAAGCGATCAGCTCGCTGAACAGCGAAATCCGTGGGACACAATCGGAGCTTAATAAAGTCAATCGCCTGCTGAAACTCGACCCGACAAATATTGACCTGCTCAAACAAAAGGAGCAATTGCTCGGGGAACAAATCAAAAATACAGAAAACAAGGTTGAAAGCCTCCGAAACGCCAAAAAGAAAGCCGATCAGGAAATGGCGGACGGCACGGAGATCAACCAAAAACAATACCGTGAGTTAGTCCGGGAACTGACCAGCGCCGAACTAAAGCTGAAAGACCTACAGGCCGAAGCGTCCAAGAGCCGTGCGGCACTTGCACAGGTTTCAGCGGTTACCGGCGAAATAGCAGAAAAGTCCGGGAACATTGCAAAGAAGTTTGCACCGGCATCTTTGGCCTTTGTAGGAGCAGGAGTGGCAGCCACAAAAGCGGCTGTAGAATTTGAAAGCGCCTTTGCTGGCGTTGAAAAAACAGTAGACGGCACTACAGAGCAGCTTGCGGCACTCAGGCAGGGCATATTGGACATGGCAGAAGAAATTCCTGCGTCCACTACGGAGATTGCGGCGGTTGCGGAAGCTGCTGGACAGTTGGGTATTGCCACCGATGATGTACTTGACTTTACCCGCGTTATGATCGACTTGGGCGAAGCAACAAACCTTTCCGCTGATGAAGCTGCCTCTGCACTTGCCAAATTTGCCAACATTACCGGAACGACCGCTGATGAATACTCCAAACTCGGCAGTACCATCGTTGACCTTGGCAATAACTTTGCCACAACAGAGCGCGATATTGTTGAGATGGCTACACGCCTTGCGTCTGCTGGTACAGTTGCCGGGTTGTCCGAACAGGATATCCTTGCATTGTCCACCGCAATGTCCTCTGTTGGCATCAACGCAGAGGCAGGCGGTACGGCAATGACCCAAACAATGACCGCAATAAGCAAGGCTGTGTCTGCCGGCGGTGATGATCTTGAAACATTCGCAAAGATCGCTGGTGTATCTGCTTCTGAATTCGCAGATATGTGGGGCAATGAACCGATAGACGCAATCAGTGCTTTCATCGGCGGGCTTGGGAAGATGAACGAAAATGGAGAGGACACAATCTCCGTATTGGATGAATTGGGGCTCTCCGGGATTCGCCAGTCTAATATGCTTCGCGCGTTAGCCCTTGCATCCAATGTATTGGACGATGCTGTTACAACCGCAAATACTGCATGGGACGAAAATATTTCCCTCTCCAACGAGGCAAGCAAAAGATACGCAACCACCGAAAGCCAGATGAAAATACTCCGAAACGGGCTAAATAACTTGGCGATTTCCATCGGTGATATCCTGCTTCCGATTATCAATAAAATCGTCGCAGGGCTTCAAAATGCAATCGACTGGTTTTCAAACCTGGACGATGGGGTCAAAAAGACGATCCTTATTGTCGGCGGTCTTATTGCGGCAATCTCTCCTGTTGCTGGAATCATATCAGGCATAGCCGGAGCGATGAGCAAGCTGTCAGGCACGGTAATACCCGCCATTATTGAAGCGGCAACTAAAATGGGGCCGATTATTACAACCGTTGTAGAGGGAATTTCAAGCGGAATTGGGGCGGCAATAGGTTTTATTACAGAAACAGCTATCCCAGCCGTTATGAGCGCTGTGTCATCTGCGTTCACATTCATAACGGGAACTGTAATCCCTGGAATTGTAACGGGCATAACGACAGCTGTTAATTTTTTGATAGCCAACCCGATAGTTCTGATTATTTCCGCCATTGTAGGACTTGTTGCGCTGATTGCAACAAAGGGCGACGAGATACAGGCCATCCTCCAGCGTGTGGATGATTTCTTGCAGGGCGTATTTACGACGGATTGGTCGGAATCGTTTGGAGTATTGGGGGAAATCTTAAATTTCTTCTTCTCAACAGTAAAATCCATTTGGGATTCCATAAAGGCCGTTTTTGACGGTATTATCGATTTTGTTCGTGGCGTTTTTACTGGAGATTGGGAAAGAGCATGGAAAGGTGTGCAGGAAATCTTTAAGGGAATCTTTACGGCGCTTGTTGACATTGCAAAAGCGCCCCTTAACGGCATCATTGCACTAATCAACATGGTCATTGACGCAATCAACTGGATGATAAACGGTCTGAATAAGATCCACTTTGATGTCCCTGACTGGGTTCCTGTTTTGGGCGGTAAGTCCCTCGGATTTAATATTCCGACCATCGGAAAAATTGCTTATCTTGCCAAGGGCGGAGTTTTGTCCTCCGGCAGCGCCATCGTCGGCGAAGCCGGGCCGGAGCTGCTTACCATGGCCGGTGGCCGTGCCCATGTTATGCCACTGAACGGAAACGACCGTGGCGGCATCACCATCGAAATGAACAACACATTTAACGGCTACGATAACGCAGCCGGTGAAGCTGCCGCAAGGAACTTGGTACAGGCGGTCAACCGTGCGCTTGGGAGGGCTTACTGATGAGAAAATTTAAGCTCAAGAACGGTGTCGGCGCCGAATGGGATTTGATGGACAAAACGGCGTACTTCAATGCGCCGGGTGGATTAGGATTTGGCAAAACCTACTCTACCATCCAAGCCGGAAGCGCATGGCTGGTATCGGATGAATTCCTTAACCAGTATGCCGTGACAGGCGAAATGATATTCTTCGACTATTCCCGGTATCAGGCGTTTATTTCGTTCGTGACAAAAGGCCCGCTTTACCTGATGTATTCCCCGCTGGACACATGGTACAAAATCAAGTGCGAAGTGCAGTCTGCGGATAAGTCGGAGCTGAAATCCGGCTATTTGGCAGTACCGATTATATTCCTCTGCTTCGGGACTTGGCATGAAGCTGTTAAGGTAACGCAAAGCCAAGCGCCAGACCAAGGGATTAAAAGGTACAGCTATACTTATCCTTATTACTACGCAGAAACAGCAACAGGAACTGCAAAGATAAGAAACGGAGATTTGGCATCTCCGTGCAAGCTGCAAATCTTCGGGCCGGTCGTCAATCCTGCTTGGGCGCTTATCAAGGCCGGTACCCGTGTAGCGGTCGGAAAAGTAACCGCAACAATCCCTGACGGCCACAAACTCGTTGTTGATGCTGACCCTGCTACAATGGAAATCGCAGAGTATGCGCTCGACGGGACATACATCCAAAACCTGTACCAGTCCAGCGACTTTTCGACCGGAAGATTTATCTATGCTCCGCCGGGAGAAAGCACTTTGACCTTTTCGCACGACGGCACGTCGGATATCGTAGCATATGTGGAGGTGGAGAAACTTGCATACTCTGTTTAAGTGCGAAGTATTCGCAAGGGATTTCACATTCCGAAGTTTTGCTCCGATTGAAAGCCCGGAGATACAGTTTGACTACCTGACCGTAGAAAAAACTACTCTCCGGGCTGTAAAGCTGGATGCAAAAAAGGGCGACTTTATAAGCGTTACAGACCAAAACGGGAATATAGCTTATCAGGGGATTGTTGATGATGTTGAAACCGATAAAACGGGCATAACGATATCGGCGCAGCCGCTGATGTCGCTTTTTGACGCAGAGGTATATTTCGACCGCACGACCTCTGCAAAGATCGAGCCTTTTATTGCTTCGATCATCCGAGATAACTTTGTTTCTTCGGGAGATGCTTTGCAAAACATATCCGGTATGACGGTGGAAACGACCTCCGAAACGACTGGGGCGCTCAACCTAAAGGACAACATCCACAGCTTTTACGAAATCATCACGAAATCGCTGACGGCTTACGGCGTGGCGGTCAACATGAGCTTTGACCCGCAGAAAAAGACGATCTCCGTTAAGGTTGGTAAGGTTAGCGAAACGGCGGTAATCGAAACAAACCTACAGGCCATCGTGGATAAAAACATCATCATCGGTGACAGTACAGGCCAGCTGAACAAGGTGACCATCTACAACAAGTCCGATGAGACGCAGCGCATAACCTACTATCTGCACCCAGACGGAAAGGTCGACACAAACAACACGGACAGAATTACACCTGTGTTTTTTGCGGCGCAGTTTTTAGAAACGGATAACAATTTTGAATCTGCTGCATACAAAAAGGCTTACGAAGCGTTAAGCCCGCAAAAGTATGACAACATGATCGAGCTGACTGCCCGCAAAGACTGTGGCGTACTTGATACCTCGATGGCCATCGGCACAGAGGTTTTGGTCATTGATGGCGACAGTAGTTACAAATCTATCCTTACCGGCTATGCAAGGTCGCAGGATGTTACAAAAATGACCTTCGGCGTTGTCCGTGCCGACCTTACCAAAATTTTGATCCTTGAAAGGAGGGCAAACGCATGATAACGCTGCTCCAGTATAACGCATCCATCGTAACTCCAACTGATGATGCGTATCTGTACAACCACATTATCAACGACAGCGGCATCTTTACTGGCGTTGAGGTAACTACACAGGGTGGTAACATCATAAATGTTTCCGATGGCCGTGGTATAATCCTCGGCCGAAACTTTGTCGTTGAAGCACAGACGATCAATGCGACGCTTCCGACCAGCGGCTCCGTCCCCGGTCGATTGCTTATCCAAATTGACATGGCAAACACCGAAGCACCGATTTCTTTTGTGACACAGGCGCAAGACCCGCTTCCGGCGCTGGTGCAGGAAGATATCAATGCAAGCGGTACTGTGTACCAGCTGCCGATAGCCACTTACACAGCCCAGCCCACAATGATCTCCGATTTGCAGTATGTAGCGCACATCATCAGCCCCGGTACTGTTGCAAGTTTTAACGGCCGCACCGGAGCGGTGACACCGCAAACCGGCGATTACACCGGCAGCCAAATCAAAATCCCCGGCTACAAGCAGGCAACCACCCGGCAGAATGTAACCGCAACAGACACGGTAACGCAGGCCATCGGAAAGATGGAGTACAAGATAAACCGGGCGGTTGTTATTAAGCAGCTTTCGCTTCCTGCGGCATCTTGGCTCGGCTCCGAAAGCCCATACAGCCAGACGGTAACCGGCCTTGGGACTACTGCCAATAGCAAGGTGGATATCCAGATCGACACCGCCGCCTACAACACCATGGTTGATAGCGGAACCGGCGCTATCTATGTAGCGAACGACAACGGCACTATTACGGCCTATGCCTTGGGCGACAAGCCGACCGCGGATATTACCTTACAGGTAGCGATTTCGGAGGTGGTGAAAGGGTGAGCCTCGTCGGAAGATACACAACCCCAACCCACATTTTTACCGTCCCGTTTGATACCGGCACCATCTCAATGATGGCCGTTATCTACAAGCAGGGCGGCAATGTCGTACTTGTAAAAGACCTTGAGGATTGCACGCTGGGAGATAAAACCGTTTCCTGTACTCTTACAGAGGAGGAAACTTCACTTTTCAAACCAAACCCGCAGGTGCAAATACAGCTGCGTGTTGGTATTGGCAATGCGCGGCTTAACTCCAATATCCTCAATGTATCTGTAGCAGATGTCCTTAAAGATGGCCTTTTGGATGATATCGCGGGCGGTGATACAAAATGATTTTTCAGACTACATTCCAATCCTCTGAAAACCAGTTTCAAACCGCTTTTACATCTCCGACATCTACTTTTGCAATTACATTCGGCAGCGTGGTTGGCGTAGCGGCGGAAGTCTATAAGGGCGAGTACACGGTTACCCCTTCTGTTACCGACCAACTGCTGTTGACAAAAGAAAAGATGATGAAAGACAATATGACCTTTATGGCGGTACCAAAACAAATCGTAGAAAACCCCTCTGGGGGACAAACAGTAACTATAGGAGGCTGAAAATGGCTGACACTAAGTACAATTCCAAAATAATCTTTTATGGCGAAACCCTGATGGATTTGACCAGCGACACGGTGGATGCTGCAAGCTTGCTCAAAGGCAAGACAGCGCACGACAAGACCGGCGCTCCCATTACCGGCACCTGTCCGTATGATGCCGATACTTCCGATGCAACCGCTACCGCTGCGGAAATCCTTAATGGCAAAACCGCCTATGTGGACGGCGCTAAAGTAACCGGCTCTATGCCGAACAAGGGAGCCGTTTCCCTCTCCATCGTTGACAAATCCCCGGTAGCAATCCCTGCCGGTTATCACGATGGCTCCGGCTCCGCGGCTATCGACAGCACCGAAGCTGCGAAGATCATCGCCGGTAACATTAAATCCGGCGTTTCCATCCTCGGCGTAACCGGTGATTATGCCGGCGAACTTACCAAGGGTCAGAAAAAGACCGTTACCCCCGCAAAAGCACAGTTCAGTGTGCTCCCCGATGAGGGCTATGACTTCCTCTCCGAGGTTGTGGTCAATGGAGTACCGATTGCTTATGCCGATAACCCCGCAGGAGGTCAGACCGTAACGATTGGAGCGTGATTTGAATGGCGGTAAACAAGGTGGAGTTCTACGGAAACACCCTTATTGATATTTCCGATACGACCGCCGAGGAAAGCGCTGTTGTGGCCGGAAAAGCCTTTTACAAGGCAGACGGCACAAGGGCGACAGGAACCGCCGATTACCAGCCGAAAATCACGACACAAACCGTTTCCATTAGCTCCACTTGGAGCGGCAGCGGCCCGTATTATCAAACGATACTTACGGGCCAAGCCGCCGGGCTACAGGTGAACCTTAACCCCACCATTGACCAGCTGGCAGCGCTTGCGGATGCTGGTGTTACCTCGATGGTGGCGGCAAACGAAAATGGAACGGTAAAGATATACGCAGCTGGGGCGGCTCCTGCGGCGATGAGCCTACAAATCACAAAGATTATGACTTATTAAGGAGGACATCAAAATGAGCGTAATTTACGGCAACCCAATCATTGCAGGTGGTGGCGGCCTTGAGCTCGTGGCAAATGTCGTTGACGGGGCAACCGTTACCGCTACCCTTGGCAGTAAGACTGTGACAGGCGTTTCTGTTGGTGGTCAGGCTCGGCTTAAAATACCGCAGGAGGGCAAGTGGACTGTTTCTGCAACAAACGGGACGATGGTATCTGCCCCGCAGGAAGTCAGTGTTCCTGCCACAGTTGACCTCGCATTACCTTCACATGTTCTGAACGATACAAGCTGGGCAATAATTAAGCAGATGTCTGACGCTGGCGAGGGTGCAAACTTCTGGGCTGTCGGCGACTGCAAGGAAGTGACCATGAACGGCAAAGTCTCTGATGGTCTTACTCTTACGAATTACACCACCTGGGTATTTATCATTGGTTTTAATCATAACGCCGAGCGTGAAGGCAACGGTATAGCATTTCAAGGATTTAAGGCAACAAAGAACGGAAAAGATGTGTGTCTTATAGACAGATTTTTCAACAGTTCTGTTCCATCAGGTAGCATAGCTTTAAGGATGAACGATTCTAGAACCACTGTTGGTGGATGGAAGTCCTGTAAAATGAGGACGATAGTGATGCCTCTTATCGAAGCTGCGCTTCCAAGTGACCTACAATCTGTACTAAAATCCACTACGATATACACAGATAATACAGGAAACGGAGTTGCCGGTGTCACTCCAACATCGACCGACGACAAAATATACATTCTGACACATTATGAAGTATTTGGCACTGTATCTCCAAATACTACAAATAAGGAAAGTTCTTATTGTAAACAATATGATTATTATGCAGCTGGTAATGATAAGCGCAAATATCGCAGTGATTTACTTGCGAATTCAGTATGGTGGCTTCTACGCTCTCCCAATATTCCAAATGGAGAGATGTTTAGAGCTGTTGATTATGCTGGTAATCCTGACGCATATTATGCGAATTCAAGTGCAGGTGTTGCTCCGTGCTTCAAGGTATAACATATGGATTACATTTGTTTTAACCGTTTTAAGCAAAAGGCTTTGTGCGGTGAAGTAAACATTCCGTATGGTACAAAACTTGATGAAACCAACGATGTAATCAGCCATTGTGGAAATCCCATTTGCTATACAAAAAGCCAAAACGCCTATGGCTATTTCGCAAGGAATGATGATGGTAAAGGCTTGGAGCGTGGGAAGCTGACAGCAGAAATAATTAAACTGCTGAATAACCGCAAAGACGGGAAGTACCAAGACCGATGGGATAGAATTTGGGACGATTTATCCTTGCTGAAATACAAACGCCCCGAACACGATGACTATTGGTTGTGGAACTATGATTTTTTCAATGCTTCGATTGAGGAGCTGAACAGAATTAAATCCATGATACTGGAGGTGTGACAATGTATAAAATCAAAGCAGAAGGCAAGGAATACTATTCCGACACCTTGGTATATGTGAAGAAGGCCCCAAATGGATGCTATGTTCCTTGTTTGGCAGAGGAAGCGGAGTATGTTGTCGGGAAAGTACCCGAAGATACCATTTTTGAAAACGCAGAGGTAGAAAATTTCGATGGTGGTTCTATGGCATCAGATATGCAGGAAGCCTTAAACATTATGGGGGTGAACTAAATGGGCTACTACACCGAAAAGGCTAAGGAAGTAAAAGCAAAACAGGACGCAGAGCTGGAACAGCTGAAAGCAGCTTTGCAAACCCTTGGCGTAGAAACCGAAGAAAAGGAGGAAACAGCCAATGCGGAATGACATCTTAGAGCAGGCGCAGGAGATTCGGACGAGCATTGACAGCGTGACCGGCACCATGGCAGATGCTGATGCAGCAAAGAACCCCATGTTGTTCCTACCATGGGAAGTTGGCACCAAGTATGCGGTGGGTGACCGCAGGCGGCACGATGGCAAGGTATACAAGTGCTTGCAGGCTCATACCTCACAGGCAGACTGGGAACCCCCGGCTGTTCCTGCCCTGTGGGTAGTCGTCAATGTCAGTTCTCCCGGCACGATTGATGACCCAATCCCAGCATCGAGGGGCATGGAATACGAGTACGGTAAGTATTACCTTGACCCGGAGGATGGGAAAACCTACCTCTGCAAGCGTCTGAATGAGACCGGAACCATTGTGCTGCAGTACCTCCCGCATGAGCTTATAGGGCAGTATTTTGAGGAGGTAACCTAATGGATATTTTCCTCCCCAAAGATGTGCATGAAGAATTCGCCAGGCGCATGGAGGATGAAAACCGGCGGCAGAACCACCGGATTGACAACCTAGAAAACAGCGTGAAAGCCTTTGGCGAGATCGCCAACAGTGTAAACCGCTTAGCGACCAACATGGAGACCATGACAACCGAATTAAGCCGACAGGGCGAACGCCTTGAGACGCTGGAAAGAAAGCCGGGGGACAACTGGAACGCTGTCCTCCGGTCTATTTTAACCGGTATCGGCGCAGCTATTGCTGTTGCCGTTGTCGCTGTAATCGCTAATAACCTCGTAAAGTAAAGGAGAATGGAAATGAACGAATTTGTAACTTGGACTTCCCTTGGCACTTATGCTGGCGCTGTAATGATGGTCACAATCATTACCCAGTTCCTCAAGCAGACCCCTCTCAAGAACATCAACACCCAGCTGCTTGCTTACATCATCTCTGTGGCCATCCTCATCGGAGCCGAAGCCTTTAACGGCTCTGCTCTGACGGTACAGGGCGTGGTGCTGTGCCTGCTGAACGCTGTTATTGTCGCTTTGGCTGCTAATGGTACATATGACGCAGCCACCACCGGCATGGTGAAAAAGGTCAAAGAGGAGGAATTCCCTCTTGAGGAGGTGGTGAAAGATGCCTAAAGTGTATCTTTCACCCGAACGCAGACCGGCTCCCCATGCTCCGTACTACGGCTTCCCCGGCGTGTACGAGCATGATGTGTGTGTAGAGATCGGCGCTTATTGCGCCGAGGCTCTCACCCGCTGCGGGTTTGATGTGATGGTCGCATCCCCCAACAAGACGATGCAGGAGCGAGTAGCCGAAAGCATCGCTTGGAAATCCAACCTCCATATGCCCATCCATACCAACGCAAGCACGGCCACCCTGAAAGAAGGGACTGCGCAGGGGCCGACTGTCCTGCGCTACGGCAGAGCCGGAGGCATCAGCGACCGGGCCTGTCAGATGGTCTACCGCAGACTGATGGAGATTTACCCCCGGAACACCCACCGAGGGGTCTATCAGAAGGACGAGTTTTACGAGATCGGCAGAACTCCCATGCTGTCGATCTATCCCGAAATCGCATTCCATGATAACGGGCAGGATGCTATTTGGATTGTGCAAAACAAAAAGCGCATTGCCGAGGCACTCTGCAAAGGTGTATGCGACTGGTTCGGCGTTGCCTACAAAGAGGAAGAAAAACCGCAGACAGATTATGATAAGCTGGTCGCCGAGCTGGAAGACATCAAAGAAAAATACAGAACCGAACACGCCAGCGCGCAGGCGCTGCGTGGGAGAATTTTAGCCGCTGTGGAGCAGTACGATACGGTGGCAAAATAACTCACTTTGCAACTCACTTTTGTTCCGAAAGTGAGTTTTTCATGCGTTTTTCAGCGGAATGAAAGCCGGAAAAACCGCTTGGTTCCTACACTTTACGGCAATAACATAATTTTGCGTGTGGGTTCAAATCCCTCCATCTCCGCCACAAGAAAAGCCCAGTTTCAAGCGAAAACTGGGCTTTTTCTTTTTCCTTGTAACTCACAAAATAAC